TTGGAAAAGATATTGTCGCTTGTTTCTGCTTGTGCAATGTATGGAAATATAGATACAGAGCTTCAGATAAGGGACATGAAGAGGACTTATCTAAATCTGACTATTATATGGCTAAGTATAAGGAATTAATTACTGGACGCAGTGTATTAGGCTTTGAAAGTGTTATGGAACTTGAAGAATTAGAAGATATTGTAAAAGAAAAATTAGATAAATTGTATTTAGAAAGAGAGATTAAAAAACATGACAAGTAAAGAATATGAATTAATTAAAGAAATGCTACAAATGCAAGCCAAATTAGATAAATCAATCATGAGCGCATACGGATTAAAGAAGATTACTGATGATAAACTCGCTTTTGCAATCCTTGACGAAGTAGGAGAGTTAACACATGAATTAAAAGGAGATTGGTGTTGGTGGAAGAAAACACAAGCTCCGGTAGATATGGGAAAGGTATTAGGCGAATTAGTTGATATTTGGCATTTTGTGTTAAGTTATCAAAATAATATCAACCTTGGCGAAATGTCATTGTATGAATTTGAAAAAGAAAAAAGTGAAGTCAATAGAATATTGTTACCAATTAGAGCAGAATCTTTACCTTATGAATTGGTTTATATAGCTAACTGCGGTAATTATATGCTTGAAACATTAATTGCAGTCACAGAATACCTAGGCTTCACGATTGAACAAGTTTATGAAGCTTATTGTGACAAGAACAAAGTGAATTATCAAAGACTAGAAAGTGGGTATTGAGATGTACAATCCAAACTATTTAAAAGCAATCCTTATTTACGTAAAGGACAAAGAAACAGGATATATTCACATTGTAGGTACTGACCAACACGACAGATTGTATCTTGATGATGATGGAAACATCCAATATATGAATTTGCAGAACGGTGGGACAACTGAAGAAGATTACGAATTTGTACTTGATGAACAAGGACACAATCAGAACAACCTTACATTCACTAAAGAAGAACAAGAGAAATACGGATTAAGCAATATGGATGATTATTTTAATTCAATCGAATTAGAAACGTATATGGATTTAGAAGCCAAAAAGAGAATCCAAGAATTAACAGAAATCAATATGAGATTAGTTACAGAAAAGGAGAAATAAGTATGTGGATTAGAAGCCAAGACAGAAAGATTTTAACAGAGATTCATAATTTAGATATTGATGATATTAATCAAATATGGGACGGTAGTTCGTTACTAGGCAAGTATTCAACTGAAGAAAAAGCGTTGAAGGTTCTAGATAGAATTGAAGAACTTATTGAGAATCAGTGTGGATTAACGTTCTATATGCCTACAGACGATGAGGTTAAAGTATGATTCCAAAAGAGATAAGAGAGAAAATTGAACAAAAGCTAAAAATTGATAAAGAAATCAAAGAATGGCTTAGTGAAAATTCTTGCGTGCAATATGGTGAAATCTTTTGGGAATACGCAGAGATTGTCGATAAACCTAAAGGAACGGAGCAGGATAATGGAGAATATTGTAGCCAAAGCACAGATGGTTATGACAATTATTGGGGTCATTACTACTATCCATTAGACAATTGTAAGTATTTGAAAGTTTATTATGAGTGTTAAGAGGTTGAAGTATGACAAAAGAAGAAATTAAACAAATAGAAAGCTTTGTGCTTCTTAAAATGGAAGAATACGAAAGTAGAGGTACAACTTATGGAAATGGAGTATCGGACGGCTTAGAAATGGCTCTTAGGTTTATTTATGATGTGCATGATATAGACGATAAAGAGATTATTGAATCGTTAAAAAATACGATTGTATTTCTAAAAAGAAACATAAGAAAGCAAGTGAATAAAGAGGTTGAAGTATGACAGAAAAAGATTTAGAAGAATTTGAAAAAGAATTCTGATTCAAATTGCTACCTACATCATTCAAAAAGCCTTTATCAGAAATTACAAAAGAGGAATACAGAGAGCGTATTGAATACTTATACAACGCAATTATTAATGATAATTCAAATGAGGAGAAAGAAAATGAATGAATACGAAGAAGCAATCGAAACAATAAACAATGAAATTCTTTTGTGTTATGGAGAAGAAACGGTTGGAGATTATGAATCAGATACAGACAATTTATATAATGCTTTCGATTCGCTAAAAAAATTAGCGAGCAAAGAAACACCTAAGAAACCTATTGACATTGAATTTGGCCCATGTGGCGATTTGATGTTATGTTGTCCAACTTGCAAGCATGGAGTTGTTCCAATTCCAACATATCATGGAAACAAATATTATCCACGTTGTCCATTCTGTGGGCAGAAGTTAATTGAGGAAGATAAAGATGACTGCTAGAGATATGTTCGAAAAGCTAGGAAATGCAGGAACTGGGGGGTGGATTTAATGGCAACAAAAAAAGAATATAGAGCAGCATTAGATAGAATCCTAGCCACATATTATAATTTGGATAATTCTATTAGTGCAGGAAAAAAATTTAATGAAGATATGAAGCTACTTTATGGATTAGTAAATGATCATTTTGAAGAAAAGTCAGAAACTAATTATGAACATTTTAAAGATGAAATCATAGAAAATTCCGGCTTCTGTTTTGCGCTAGCCAACGGAAAGCCTTGTCAATGCAGTGATATTAGGTGTACTGAGTGCGGATTTAGTACAGGATATGGATGCAGTGAAAAGATTAAAGAATGGTTAAATAAACCATATGAAAAGCCGAAATATAAATTTACACAATTTGAATACGACTTAATAAATACATACAGGCATGTCGATGATAGATGTAAATTTAATGGTTGTTATCAATTAAAAAGTTTGAAAGAAAAAGGATATTTCAAATATGTGGATAAAAATGAATTAATTAAAGATATTCTAGAGAATTGTGAGGTAATAAAAAATGATTAATGTAGCAGTAATAGCAGGACATCTAACTAAAGATGTTGAATTATCAAAAACACAGAACGGAAATAGCGTAGCAAAGTTTACAGTAGCAGTAAATGGATACAATGATACTACAGATTTTATTAATTGTGTGGCATGGAATAAATTGGCAGATATCGTAAATATGTATTGTAAGAAAGGTGATTTAGTTACAGTTGAAGGAAGAATCAGTGTTAGAAATTTTGACAACCAACAAGGGCAAAGAATTTATATCACTGAAGTGGTAGCTAGTAACGTACAATTACCGCCTAAAAACGCTTCTAATGGGCAGAATTATAGTTCTAATGTAAATGCATATCAATATCCAAATCAAGCAAATAGCAACGCTTACGGCGTTCAAAACACATATACGCAACCTAGTTTAACACAACAGATTGCACAACAAGAATATAACGGTGAAAGCGATTTAGATATTGCTTCAGATGATTTACCATTCTAGGAGGTGGCTTTAATAGAAATGAATTATGAAGAAAGGATTAAAGAGTTAATTTCTAAAAACAATAGACTAGGAAGGAAGAATATTGAATTGGAGCAGACTTTAAAAGAAAGAAACGCAACAATTCATACTCAAGCTAAAGAAATCAAGAAATTAAGAAGTGAAGTTGGCGAATTAAAAGATAGATTGTATAAGGTATACAGTTCATGAGTACATATGAAGATGTAAAACGACACTTCTTGTGTGAATGTCAATCATACACATACTATGAGCAAAAGATAGCAGAGCTACAAAGGGATGAAGCTATTTATCCTTTAAAAGCCGAGCTATTCTTAGCTCATGCAGATTATGCAAGAAGAATGAACTATGTAAAAGACAAATTAAGCCAACTTGATGATACGACTCGAGCAATGATTGAGTATAGATATATAAAGGGATTCAGTGCAGAAAAAACATCTAATATTGTGGGTTATGCAAGAGAAGAAATCCCAAGAAAGATAAACAAGAATTTAAAGAAAGTGCTCACAATGTGAGCATTTTTTCGTGTAATAATTGTTTTAGCAGGATAGAGCAGTAGTAGCTCGTCGGTCTTATTAGCCGAAGGTCGAATGGTGCAAATCCTTCTCCTGCAACCATGATTACAAAGTTTATCAGTAAGTCCTTCTCAAATCAGATATTTACATACCAACAATGACATAGCGATAGACTTTGAAATATTACCGAGCATTTGTCTCGGTTCTTTTAATAATAAGGAGGAGAATATGGATTCAAGAAAATTTCATGATTTAGCAATCAATGCAGTATTGCAAGTAAACCAAAATATTGAGGTAAGTGAAATGTTTGTTGTATGGATGTGTAAGACGCTACAGAATAATAAAGCATTAATTGGTGTACAATTATTATGAGATAACGTATAACGGTGATAAAAAGGAGTTATACGTTGATGAATACATCAAGAATACAAATACTTGTCTAAATGTAAATGACGCTCTATGAGTTTAAAAAAGGGGGATAAAATGGAAATTATTAAATTAAAAATTGATGACATTACACCTTACGAAAAGAATGCAAAGATTCATACTGAAGCACAAATTGAACAAATTAAGAAATCTATTCAAGAATTTGGTATGAATGACCCAATCGCAGTATGGGGAGATAAAAATACAATCGTTGAAGGTCATGGAAGATTAGAAGCTTTAAAGCAATTAGGCTATACAGAAGTTGACTGTATCAGACTAGACCATTTGACAGATGAAGAGAGAAAAGCTTATACACTTGCTCACAACAAAATCAATATGAATACAGGATTCAACATTGATTTGTTAGATGAAGAATTAGACAGTATCGAAGATATTGATATGGAAGTTTTCGGATTTGATTTGTGTGATGATGAAGAGCGAATACAAGATGTAGAAAGAAAAGATTTGTCAGATGATGTAAATGAAGTGTATGAGGTTATTGTAGAATGCACGGACGAAATACAACAGGAAGAAATTTTCACAAGATTATCAAGTGAGGGAATGAAATGCCGAGTTTTGACATTGTAAAAAAAATCAATCCGGATGATACATATAGAGTATCTAGTGTTTGTGGTGCGTTTGATTTAGAAATAGAACACGTAATCGAGCATTTCAAAGGCAATATAGCGATTGAAAACATGGATTGGAATGTCGGCTTAATCGTAGGAGGAAGTGGTACAGGGAAATCTACTATTGCCAAAGAAATATTTGGCAATGAGTATTTTAATAAATATGAGTACAAAGAAAAAAGTGTTATTGATGATATGCCTAAAGGCAAATCAATAAAGGATATTGAAAAAGCATTTACTAGTGTAGGGTTTGCAAGTCCTCCTTCGTGGTTGAAGCCTTATGATGTTCTTTCTAATGGTGAAAAAATGCGTGTTGAATTAGCAAGAAATATTTTAGATGATAAAGAATTAATTGTATTTGATGAATTTACAAGTGTAGTTAACAGAGAAGTCGCCAAGACCGCAAGTTATGCAATCAGTAAGGCGGTCAAGAATCAGAATAAGAAATTTGTGGCGGTATCATGTCATAGCGATATTATAGAGTGGCTTGAACCGGATTGGATATACAATACAGATGAACAAGCTTTTTTTACACTAAGGGGAAATTCAACCGCCCCACAATCAAACTTGAGATATACAGGGTTGATAACAAAATTAAAAATGCAATATGGAACGTATTCAGAAAGTATCATTATCTAAATACAAATTTACACAAAGGTAGCAAATGTTATGTGGCCGTATATAACAATCAATTAGTAGGTTTTATAGCCGTAATACAATCAATGGGACATGTAGGAATGAAAATTATTCATAGAATGGTTGTTTTGCCGGATTATCAAGGAATAGGTATTGGAACAAATTTGTTGAATTACGTTGGTGAAAAATATAAGCAAAACAAGATGATGCTAAATATTGTATCAAGCAATCCAAGTATATATCACGCTTTAAAGCAAAGCGATAAATGGATGTTATTAAGAATTGGAAGAGTGAGCGCCTCAACCAACAAAGCAAAGAGAAAGACAGATAGCGTCAAAAGAGTAACTTTTACTTTTCAATATAAATAACATGATAAGGTGGTGATTAAATAGCTATGCCAAAGAAGAACATTAATCAAAAACAATTTGAACAACTATGTCAAATTCAATGCACAAAAGATGAAATCTGCTCTGTGTTAGATGTATCCGACAAAACATTAGACAGATGGTGCAAAGAAACATATGAAGCGTCATTCTCCGAAATATTCAGACAAAAAAGGCAAGGAGGGTGTGCAAGCCTTAGAGCAAAGCAGTGGAAACTAGCATCAAAGAGTCCTGCTATGGCTATTTTCTTAGGAAAACAATTCCTAGGTCAAACTGATAAGGTAGAAACACATTTTGACGCTTCAGAAGTAAATGCAATTAATAAAGCTATGATTACAGATGTAGCAAAAGAAAGAAGTATTGAAGATTTTGAATAAGCCTGCGCCTTTCAATCAAAAGCAATTAACTTATCTTAAAAGAACATTTGATTCATGGCTTAATGTTTTAGAAGGTGGGAAAAGAGGCGGAAAGAATGTACTCAACACATACGCTTTCTGTATTGCATTAGAAACACATCCGGATAAGTTCCATTTAATAGCAGGAACAGATACATCATCTGCACGTGTTAATATTGGAGATTGTAATGGATATGGATTGCAGAACTATTTTGCGAATAGATTCAAGGTTGGAAAGTATGAAGGTAAAGATTGTTATTACATCAACACAAAGGTGGGAGAAAAGGTTGTATTCTTTGCAGGCGGTGCGAAGAAAGGCTCAGAGAATGCGATACATGGATATTCATACGGCATGGCTTACATTACCGAAGCAAATTTATGTTGCATTGAATTCTTACAAGAAGTAATGGACAGAACGATAGCGTCAAGTAATCGAAAGATATTTCATGATTTAAACCCCAAAGGCAAGAATCATTGGTATTACACAGATTTCTTAAGGTATCATGAGGAGCAACAGAATAAAGATTCTACATATGGTTATAACTATGGGCATATCACCTTAGTTGACAATTATTCTTTAAGTGATGAGCAGATAAGAACGGTTTTGAAATCATACGATAAGAATAGCGTTTATTACAAAAGAGATATAAAAGGGCAAAGGGAAGAAGCCGAAGGACTTGTATTCCCTTATTTTGCTAATAATTGCAAACCTTACCTATTCAAATATCAACATTTAAAAGAGAAGATGAAAGAACAAGGAAAAAGGTTCAGTCATTTAATTATAGGAGTAGACTTTGGAGACAACGGTTCAAAATATTCATGGCACTTAACAGGATTTACGAACGATTGGGATTATATGTGGGCACTTGATGAAGGAGATATGGCAAAGTCAAACGCAATAGACGCAACAAAGTTTTGTAAAGCGTTTGTAAGGTTCTATAAGCATTGTATTGAATGTTACGGATATGTAGAATGGATATTTCCGGACAGTGCTTCTAATACCCTTATAAACACACTTAGAGCTTATTTTTACGCCGAAGGATTAGACGGAAGTATAATTGCACCAGTTAAGAAGAATGAGCTTGCAGACCGTCCTATAACGGTTGATAGCTTACTTGTTACAGGTAGATTGAAGATAGAAGAACATTGTAAGAATTTGATAAACGCATTGAGCGAATTAGTATGGGATGAAAAGAAAGATATCCCAAAAGATGAGAACGTAAACAATATCAATGATGATTGGGATTCGTTCTGCTACACATTTATAACCCATAGTGGATATATAGATTTAAGGAGGTAAGAAATAGAAACATCTAACACACGTAGACCGTGGTTTCAGAATTACCTAAACGATAGAGGGTATTATGTAGATACAAATGCAATTGAGATTATTGAATTGTGTAATAAGTGGTATACAAATACCGAAACAGAATTTCATACGGCATATACCTTGAACAATGAGGAATACACGCTAGACAAAACAGACTTTGCAAAGCGTTTGTGTGAGGATGACGCAAATCTTATTGAAATCCTAGATATAAACGCTACAGAGGATAGCGTTACAAATGACATTATTTCAGACATTCTAACGAAGAATAGATTTGATGTAATGTATAGAAAGCAAGTTGAGCAAATGTCTGCAAATGGAACGGTAGGAGCTTATGTGACGGTATCAAATGCCGAGATTTATGAAGATGGTACATTCAGTGGAGGAGAAATTAGAATCAATTATTGTGATTCAATGAATATCCTTCCACTAACTGTTATCAATGATGAAATTGTGGAAGTTGCTTTCGTTGGTGTAAATTATGAGAAGTTAAAAAAAGTATATGTGATGGTTATGTTCTTAAAAGGACAAGACGAAAGATATATTGCAGAAACACATTACTTTAAAGATACAGGCGAAGAAATAAAAGACCGTGCTCAGATTGTTCAACTAGATGTTGTTAAGCCGTTTGCAATCATGAGAAATGCAAAGGTAAATAACTTACAAATGCAAGGGTACGGCTTGCCGAAGATTTGGAGCGCAATTGCTCCACTAAAAACAATTGATTTAACAATGACAATGTGGAATAGAGATTTATTGAAATCCGATAAAATCGTTCTTGTAAATGAAGCATTAATGCAGAAGGATAAGAACGGAAAGGTTAAACAAAATCCACAACTCAAGAATATCTTCGTTCAGTTAGGAAGAGACAAGTTACCGGAAGAAAAAGCTTTATGGCAAGAATATAATCCAACAGTTAGAACGGCGGAAGTTGTTCAATCACTAGAAACTGCGTTAAGTATCTTATCTATGATGTTTGGATTCGGTACAAAGAAATACACCTTTGAGAGTGGCAGAATCGTGACGGCAACAGAATATATCGGTGAGAATCAAGACGCTATGAAAGAAGTAAATTCACAACGTAAAGAGTCTACTGCATATATTCAAGATATCATTCAAGCAATAGCATACTTCTACGAATTGACACAAGGCAGAAAACTTAATATTAATTCATTAGACATTGCTATTGATTATGATGATACATATATCGAGGATAAGCAAAGCACGGCACAAGCGTTAAGGAATGACGCACTAACATTTGATATTCCAAGATTGAAGATTATGTACTTTATGAAGCAATACGGATTTACTGAAGAGGAAGCTACGGAGTTATTAAATGAAGAAATTCAAGATGATGGAGAGGGGGATGACGAAGAATAGCAACTACATATTTTCCATTCGTCTCAAGAAATGGCGATAGATTAGTATTATATGACGCTTTCAGAAGATTATTCTCAAGCTATTTCACAAATGGCGTGTTCTTAGATGATTCTAGTTCAGACCATTTAAGAGTTAAGAAAGCTCAAGGCTTAACATTAACAGTTAAAGCAGGACGAGCGAATATCAATGGAGCATTCTATTGGCAAAGGGATGACGAAACCATCACATTAGAAAAGAATAGCGCAACTAAAAGCTACAATATTATTCTTAGACTGAATGATAATGACGCACACAGAAACATCACATTAGTTGCAAGTGATATTAACAGTGGAATTACAAGAAGTGATTCTATTTACGATTTAGTATTAGCTACGGTTACAGTAACAGGCAATGCGAGCGAAGTTAAAGGCTCAGATATTACTGATACAAGATTAGATTCAACACGTTGTGGAGCAGTTACAAGCGCAATTAAGAGTGTACAATCGTTGGATTTGTTCACTCAAGTTACTGAGTTGTTCAAAGAAATTAAGGCTCAGAATGAATCTGAAATGAACGCAAATAGAACGGAATTTAATGATTGGTTTGCAACAGTTAAAGATACTTTAGACGCAAATACGGCAGGAAAACTATCTAACAGAATTTCAAACATTGAAAAGATGATTATGGAAAACCATTTCACTACGATTCTATTAACAGAAGATGGAACGCTAGTAGATGAGAATGGGCATGAGATTTTAGCGGATTGGGCGTATGAAGTTGATGACGGTGAAGTAGGCAAAGATTGGACTTACAAGGTGAAATCATGAGACAAGGAACTACACCAACAATTCAAATCACAATAAATGATATTGATTTAAATGAAATGCAGAATATCTATGTGGTATTTGAGCAGAACGGATATATCTTGAAAAAAGAATCAAGTGATTTAGACATTGAAGGGAATATTATTTCTGTATTGTTAAGCCAAGAAGAAACGCTCAATTTCAAAGAAGGAACTTGCAACATTCAATTAAGAATGATTACAAAAGGAGGAGTTGCTATTGCTTCTCCTATCAAGACAACAAAGGTATATAGAGTATTGAATAAGGAAGTGATTACATGATTCTAATGAAAGATATTCAAATGAATATACAAGATGAATCAGACAAGCTTCAAATTGAAATCAATGAAGATAAAGAAACATTAACTTTAGGCTTAGATGAGAAGTTTGTTGAAGGTACAAGTGATTACAACAAGCTAAAGAACAAGCCTAGATTAAATGGTAATGAAATCATTGGAGAGGTTGAAGAAATAGACCCAACAGTTCCAACATGGGCAAAAGCAGAAACAAGACCGGTATACACTCCGGAAGATGTAGGGGCTATGGCAGAAGGTTCTGTAACATCTGTATCAACAATCGAACTAGATGAATTATGGAATAGTCTATAGGAGGAAAAAGAATGGCTATTGAATATTTAGATAAGAGTGGTTTGACACTCTTGATTAGTAAAATTAAATCTGCATTAGGTGGGAAAGTTGATGTTGAAATTGGTAAAGGCTTATCAACAAATGACTACACAAGCGCAGAAAAACAAAAGTTAAGTGGTATCGCAAATGGTGCTCAAGTGAACGTGATTGAGTCGGTAAAGGTAAATGGTACGAAGTTAACGCCAAGCTCAAAAGCCGTAGATGTTACAGTACCGACAAAGACATCGCAATTAACGAATGACAGTGGATATCAGTCGGCAACGAGCGTTGAGTCAATTATCACGGCTAAAGGGTATCAAACGCAATCACAAGTACAATCGTTGATTAATTCGGCAGTAGGTAATATTACATCAATTAGATATGAAAAGGTAACAAGCTTACCTGCTACAGGAAAGAATGGCGTTATCTATTTAGTCGCACATTCACATGGAACGCAAGATATTTATGATGAGTATATTTGGCTTTCAGAAACTAAAACATTTGAAAAGATTGGTAATACAGACATTGATTTATCGGCATATGTTAAGAAATCAGAATTAACTGCGATTACAACTAACGATTTAAACACAATGTGGGGTTAGTATATGTCTTTCGTATTCAAAGACAAAGCTTCTATTCAGTGGCTTGTCTCGAAAATAAAGTCTGTAACCACATCACATAACGCATTGAATCAAATGGTGATGAATAATCACTTTACTACAAATTTGAACGCAACAAGTGCTCAAGATTTGGTGGATGAAAAAGGAAATACAATCTTAGCCGATTGGTCTTACGAAGTAGCAAGTGGAGAAGTCGGCACGGATTGGAAGTATAAAGTCAAGGAGGAATAACATGGCAGGAAAACAAGTCACAGAATTAGACGCATTACCTAGTTTCACTGATAATAGTTTATTGCCTGTACACAATGGTGCAGGATTGAAAAAAGGTTTATTATCGCAACTAGCTGATTATTTAGGAAAAAAATTCAGTAATCCGAATTTATTGATTAATCCGGATTTTAAAATTAATCAAAGAGGAAAAAGTACTTACAGTTCGACAGGAGCAGGTACAACTGTAGATAGATGGATAGGGACAAATGTAAAGACGGTGGTTAATTCAGATAATACAGTGTCTGTATCGTCTTTAAGTGGAACAGGTTATTTTACACAATTTGAAGAGAATCTTTCATATGGTAAACATACATATTCAATCTATGTTCAAGCAATTACTGGCACTGTAAAAGCATTTTACAGAAGTAAAGGTTCAACTGATGTTGAATTAGGAACATTGAAGCAAGGGTTAAATACATTTACATCAACCGATGATGTATTTAAAGGGTTCTTTTTATCTATTGCAAGTGGTTCATCTGTAACTTTAAAATATGCAAAAGTAGAGAAAGGCACAGTAGCAACTACATTTATTGCTCCTAATCGTTCAGAAGAATTAGTTAAATGTCAGTATTATACGGTGATTTTTGAACCGTGGAGAACTACATTGAACGCAAATACTGATGCTTCTACAATCAATATTGATACTAGATGTAAAATGAGAACAAAACCAACGGTTTCATATATCACATTGAAAAGTGGTACGACGAATCAGTTTAACTTTGCATCTATTACAGGTGGGAAAGCATATTTTGCACTAAAGTCTAATAATTGGTCATCTTTTGTAGATGCAAAAGGTGAGGTGGTTGTTGTCAATACAGGCACAGGTATTAATTCCGGTGCTTTTGGACAAGTTACATTCGATAATAGTTTTATATTAGATGCAGAAATTTATAGTTAATAGGAGAAAAAAACATGGTAAGAGTATATATTAATAAAGATTCAGAAAATAACATTACATCTATTAATTCAGAAATTTTCTTATCAGAAGAAGAAATGTCAACTATGGCAGAGATTGACAAGGGCCAAGGCGATAAATACGCTCATGCTCAAAGTCAATACCTAGAGAAAGGATTAGTAGACGAACATGGAAGATATAACTACAAATATGTAGAAGGTAAAGTGATTGAGGTTGCAGAAGCAGATAAACCAACAATTGAAGAACCAAAAGCAGTGCCGACTGAGCAAGAGAAGATTAATGCACAATTAATGTTACAGATTGCACAATTAAAAGCTCAGATGAATGGGGTGAAGTAGTATGAGTTATGAATTAATTAAATCGTATTATGAATTAGGCTTATTTACAAAGAATGATTTAGAAATATTTGCTTCTATTGGATGGATTACAGAAACTCAGAGAAAAGAATTAATTAAATAAGCTTTAAAAGCGTTTTAAAGGGCATTTAAGCCCTTTTTCTGTAGGAGGGTATATAAATGTTAAGTGAAGAAGAGCAAAGGGAACAAGAACGTGAAAAAAGGCAAGAGGAAAGAAAGCGAGAACGTCTACAAAAGCGAATTGAGAAAAGAAGAAAGCTTGAAGAAAGAGAAAGAAAAAGTGTAAAGCGTGCTAGCGTATTTGAATTAGGAATGATGATATTCATTTCAAATAAAATTCGTGAAGTGCTAGAAAAAAGCACCGAAGAAAATGCGAAATTTAATGAGATATTAGCAAAATCACTAGTAGATTTGCGTAAATTTACAAAAAAAGAATCAAAAAGTCTAAAAAAAGATGTGATTAAGGAATCAAAAAAGGACTTTGAAGAAAATAAGAACGGAACATTAGAGTTGATTCAAGAAGCAACCAAAAAAAAGATGGATGGAAGCCTTGCAAAACATATTGCTTATGTAAATCCACAAAAAGATACTGCAAAGCGTTGGAAGAAATACATCAAATCAAACGCAAACACGTATGCAATCGGTAAAGATAAACTACCGGTATTCTTTACAAAGATAGTTCAAGAAGAAGTTAAAAATGTAGTAGGTGGTAAATGCACAATTGATGATTCTTGCAGAAAAGCTATTTCTAAACTAGCATACAGTGGCGTAAAGATTGTGGAATATGATACAGGTGTTAAAAGAAATGTGGATGTATGGGTAAGGCAACAAATGCAGTACGCAGAAAAAGAATCATCACAAGAAATTAATAATAAATGTGCTAAAGATTTGGGAGTTACTGTATTTGAGTTCGACGCTCACGCAAACGCACGTCCAAGCCATAAGAAATGGCAAGGTAAACGCTACGACACTCAAGGGAAACTATATCCTAGCTTGTTTCAGTTAACGCATGGAGAAGAAAAAGATTATGGATGTCAACATTTTGCTCAACCTGTTTGGGATGTTGATATGCCTTATGCATACACAAAAGAGCAGTTAAAGAATATTGACACGAAACCTTTCACATTTCAAGGGAAAAAATATGAAGGATATGAAGCTAGGCAGTATCAAAGAGAACTAGAAAGAAATATCAGAGCGTTGAAAAGGGAAGTAATCTTATTGGACAATCAAGGATTAGGCAGTACAGAAGCTAAAATCAAGCTAAAACACGCAAATGCAACGTATAAAGCTTTCAGTTCTGAAATGGGAGATAGAGTTCACAACGATAGGCTTAGAATTAGCTAAAACGCTCACATTGTGAGCTATTATTCAAGCTAAAATATAGTTAGCCAAAACCATACCGGAGAAGATTCGGTTTATAAAAGACTTTAGGAGGGCAGAATGAAAAACATTATTGAAATTTTAAAAGAATCAAACATTGAATTAACCAAAGAGCAAGAGGACTCAATTACAAAGCTAGTAAATGACAACTATAAGACGATTGCAGAGTTCGACAAGCAGAAAGAAAAGCTATCTTTAGCAGAGAACAACGCAAAGGAAATTCAAACAAAGTTTGATAATTTCAAAAAAAACTATGATGGGGTTGATGTAGAAGAACTTAGAAATAAAATCAATACATTGACGAATGATATTGATACTCAAAAGACAAGCTACGAAACTCAGATTAGCAAAATGAATCTTGATTCTGTATTAAGTGCAAAAGCCAAAGAATACGGATGTAAAGATTTCGATTTAGCAAAATCACAATTCAATTATGATGATTTGCTTAAATCAAAAGACCAAACAAATGATATTGACAAAGCTTTCAAAACTTTGAAAGAGAATAAGCCAATCTTGTTTGAAGAAGAACAGAAAAAGCCTACTGCAACAGGAAGTATCGTTGGAAGCAGTGGGCAAGGAGATAACCCAAACGCCGAAGATTTATTGCTACGACAGGCAATGGGCTTAACTACAGAAAAGAAATAAGGAGGATTTAATTAATACCAAATGAAATTGCATTAGCTAAAACGTATGTCTCAAATCTAGATGAGGTATATAAGTTAGCTTCAGTAACAGGTGATTTAAATGCAAGCGCTACAATGGTAAGAGCAGGAGCAAATGCAAAAGAAATCATCTATCCACAAATTTCAGTCAAAGGTTTAGGAAACTACGACAGAAATAGTGGTTATACAGGCAACTCAGTTAAATTGGAATGGAAAACTGCAACATTCGACTACGATAGAGGAACTAAAATCTCAGTTGATACACAAGATAACGCAGAATCAATGAATATTGCATTCGGCATGGCAGGAGCAGAATTAATGCGTACAAAGGTAGCACCGGAAGCAGACGCTTACACATTCGCTAAGATTGCAGGCACAACAGGAATCACAACAGTTGCAGAAGATTATACAGGTGCAGAAGAGTTCTTGAGCGCATTATTAACGGCTATCACTAAAATGGATGAGGATGAAGTCCCTAGCGAACAACGTATCTTGTATTCAACACCAACATTATTAAATAGCGTTAAGGCGTTGGACACTTACAAATCTCGTGAAGCTTTACAAGGATTTGCAAAGGTTGTTCCTGTACCTGCTAGTCGTTTCTATACAAAAATCAAATTGTTGAGTGGAAAAGATACAGAGTTAGAGGGCGGATACGAAAAGGCAGAAGATGGACACGTAATCAACTTCTTGATTGTTCATAAGCCTGCCGTTATGAAATGGGATAAACACACTGTTTCAAATGTGATTCCTGCAAGCAATAACATTGAATCAGATTCAGATGTATTGAAATATCGTAAATATGGAATCGTTGATGTATACGCAAATAAGGTAGCAGGTATTTACTTATCTGCTAGTGCTAAGTAATGGCAACGGAAATCGGTTGGGGTTATCCTTCTAAAGTTGAAAAGCCTAAAAAAGGAAAACCTAAAACAAAAGAGGAAGCTAAACCTCAAAATGAAAAATAGCTAAAAAGGGGGTTGTAAAATGAACAATATTTTAGATTGGGAATATTACAATTCCCATTTTCCTAAATTTGATGAAAATCAATTCAATCAGTATTCTTACAAAGCCGAAGCAATGGTAATGAAGTATGTGAATGTTGATTCTATTAACGAACAGAACGAAAGCACTCTAAAAGATTGTATCTGTGATGTTTTAAACAATGTAATCTTTCAAGATTCGATTGATGGTGTATCAAGTATTTCAAATGGTGGATATTCCAAAAGCTTTATAAACACTACTCATTCAGACAAAAGAAACACGCTTGAGGATATTATAGCCTTTTGGCTAGGCGATACAGATTTAATGAAAGAAAGATGGATTGCATTATGATAGGATTCTTTGAAGATTCAATCACACTTGTAAATCACTACTATGATACATTAACAAGAGAAGATAGATTTCAAGCTTCAATTCTTGATAAATGTATGTGGAGACAATCTACTGTTAGAACTGCAAACGGTAATATTCTGAGCATAGCCACATCCACAAATATTACCATTCTATATCGTGAGGGATATGTTGAACCTTACGCATATGCGAAACTTTCAAATGATGAGAAACAAAAACACTTCACATTAAATACAGATAAAACAGATTTCGTATTCTTTGGAGAAGTCGAAGAAGATTTATCTAACATCAAGGCAATCAATGAAGCTAAAAAGAAATACAAATGGACAACAATTCAAAGCGTAACAGATTGTACGAATGTAGATATGTTGAAGCATTGGGAGGTTGTCGGTCAATAGGAATGAAAGTCAAACTTGATGTTAAATCAATTCCCCAAATTAAACAATCAAGAGGACTTGAAGAACGTGGACGAGTACAACAGATGATTGATTCTGAAGTCATTAGGCTTATGACCCCTTATACGCCTAGAGACACAGGAGCATTGATTAACTCGGCTACACGATTAACACAAATCGGTAGTGGATTAGTAAAGCAAGGTGGGCCAAGTGCTCCATATGCAAGACGTTGGTATTACAACAAAGAGAATGCTCATTTCGTCGGTGGCAAAACAGACCATTGGTTTAAAAAAGCTATGCAAAATGGTGGAGCAGAAACAATCTTAAAGAAAGCACAACAAATGATAGGAGACGGAGAATGACAGTATCAAAAGCATTGATTCAATGGTTATACGGCTATGGAAATATACAGATAGATGAACGCATTGAAACGGATGTTTTAGCGCAACAAGCTATCTCTTATGCATTGTATAAAGAGCCTAATGCAATTGTAGATACATACATTGATGGCTCTCAAATGCGTACAGAATACTACACGTTTCTAGCACGTAGGAATACACAAATCGAAGCCGAAAGGCAAGACAATAATTCTTTCTTAGAAGAATTAGGAGAATGGATTGACGAAAAGAATTTAAATGGAGAATTACCACAACTAGACGGAAGCAGACATTGTGATGATGTTTCCGTTTCAAGCGGATTATATTTATACACAAATGAGGATAGTCAAGCAGTATATGCGTTGACAATTCAAATTAAATACAGAAAGGAGCTTAATTAATAGCAACTCAAGGAACTGAAGTAACTACAGGGCAGACAGTCAAAAAGTATATGATTGGATTGTTCTTACAAATGGGAGAAGCTTATAAGCGAATTAAAAAGTCTACAACTTTAGATATTTCATTTAACAGTGAAACTGAAACGTATGATTTTATCGCAGATAAGAACCCAACAGAATCATTAAAGAGTTATTCACCTCAAATCTCACAGGATTTGACTATGATTAAAGGTGAAGATGATTTTGAATATATTTACGAACAAATGATGAAATCCGTACCAAACAACGAAGAAGTAAATACAAAAGCTTTACTTGTATTTATGTTTGACGGAGACAAAACTAAAGGCTATAAAGCGTGGGAAGTTGACGCTAAATTGATTTTCGATACATTAAGTGGTGTTGATTCAAAAATCAATTTCAACATTAACTTTGCAAGCGATATTCGTGTCGGCGTTGCAAAGGTAGCAGATGGAACAGTAACCTTCACAGAAGGCACATCAGAAGTATAAAGAAAGAAGAGGTAAATCATGAATAGAATCACGTATGAAGGTAGACAGTATGAAATCTCACCAAAAACTATTGAAGTTTTAAAAGCAGAGGATGCTTGTAACGCATATCATGCTACACATGAAGAAGCATATCGAGCTAAATTCGACTATCTGAAAGCAGTATTAACAGATGAACAATTAGAAAGCATGTTAGGTAGCGTAGATATTGAACAAGTAGATTTAATGGAAGTGTTATACATTGCGAATTTAATTGATGAAGAATATTCAAGAAGAACAGATGAACAAGTAATGAAGAGAGCTAGAACATTAATGAACGATAAAGCAATCAAAAGCTTAATTGATGCAAGCAATGCAGTTTCAAAGGTTACGGAAAATAAATGATTGATTTACGGACAAAAGGCTTGCCAAATAGCATACAATCGCTAGATGGCGAGCCTATTTTATTAAATACAGATTTTCGATTATGGATAAGATTCTATGAAGAATTAGAAAGATTTAATAATCATGTTATTGATGAAGTAGATTGTTCTTATTTATTCGTAGATGAACCACCTATCATAGATGAGAATATATTAAAAGAGTTAAAACGATTCCTATATAACCCTTCTAGTACGCCTAGAAGTGATTCTACAGGCGTTAAGACATTAGACTATGTACAAGATGGTGAATATATTTATTCGGCTTTTATGCAACTTTACGACATTGATTTAACGGAATGTGATATGCATTGGCACAAGTTCTTAGCACTAGCCAATAATATAGTTGGTGATTCAACTTTATGGGGATATGCAAAGAGTGTTAGAGGATATGAAAAGCCTTCAAAGAATGACACACAAGATAAAGCATATCAAAGAGCAAAAGAAGCGGGGTCGGTCCCAATCGAATTAACAATAGAGGAACAAGAAATGAAAGATGAATTTGATTCATATTTTAATGTTTAGAAAAGGAGGTGGCAAATTGAATATCAGACGGAACATTAAAGTTTGATACAAAGATAGACACAAGTGGTCTAGAGAATGGTATTAAATCTGTAAAGGTTGTATCAAGTGAAGCCACAAATGCTATCAAAGATACTTCAAAAGCGATTGATAAGCTAGGTTCTGATGGTTCAAAAGCACCGCCAAAAATTAAAGAAAAACTTAAAGATTTAAACGAAGAGCAAAAGAATACACAAACCGAAACGCAAGAAACAGGTTCTAAATTTGATGTATTTAAGCAAGTAGGAAACAGTGCCTTAGAATCAATTCAAGGTGGATTTGATGGACTGCTAGAGAAGATTCAGAATATTAGTCCGGAAGCTTCTGCAATTACTGAAACATTAACAGGATTAGGCGTTGGAGGTGTCGTTGGTGTTACTGCCGTAGCAGGAGCAGTTGGTGGTATGGCACTAGCGATTAAGACCGGTGTTAACCAAGCTACAGAATTAGATGACGCTATGGCTAAATTTCAAGCTCAGACAGGTGCTTCAAGTAATGAAATGAGCAAATTTAAAAACATTGCTCGTGATGTTTGGTCTAACAATTTCGGTGAAGATATTTCAGATGTTGCCGATATGATGGCACGTGTCAAACAACAAATGCAAGGTATAAGTGATGTCGATTTAAAGGATGTTACTGAGGATTTATTGACATTAAGAGACACATTCGGCATGGACGAGAACGAAACTCTTAGAGGTGCTCAACAATTAATGAAGCAGTTCGGAATTACTTCTAAAGAAGCGTTTGACCTTATGGCTACAGGTGCTCAGAATGGCTTGAATAAGTCGGATGAATTAGGCGATAACATTTCAGAATACGCAGGTAAATTCAAACAAGCAGGATATTCGGCAGATGAATATTTCCCATTAATGCAGAATTGTTTAGATGGTGGAGCTTATAACCTTGATAAAGTTAACGACGCAATCAATGAAGTTACCACAAGGTTAGTTGATGGAAATATCGAAGGAGCTTTAGATAGTTTCGATACAAAGACGCAAGATGTATTCAAGGCATGGCAAGAAGGAAGAAAAACTCAGAAAGATGTTGTGAATGCGATTGTAGAAGATATTTCAAGAACTACAAATCAACAAGAAAAGTTGAATAAAACGGCAACGGCTTTCGGTACAATGGGAGAAGATTTCAACGCCGGATTCATTCAATCCTTAACAACAGTAGGGAATAAATATAAAGATGTAGAAGGTGCAATGGATAAAGTAAAAGAAATTGCAAATGGTGGCTTAAAGAACGCTTTAAGTGGCTTAGGACGTACATTTCTTGATTCATTTACACCAATAGGCGAACTTATTACTCCTATTCTTGCCGGTATCATTGGATTGATTACAGTAGCAATTCAAGGTATTCAACAAGGGTTTGCAAAAGTTGGTGATGTAATTTCAAGTGTGTTAAGCAAGATTGATACAAGTGGAATTACAGAATTGACAAGTCAAGTTTCTAAAGTATTAGCTCCTGCGTTTAAAGAAGTTAAAAAAGCTATTGACGAAATGAAAACCGCACTTAAACCTATTGCAAAAGAAATCTTAGGTAAAATTGGTAACGCAATTCAAAATGTTGTTAACCAAGCTCAAAAAGTTCTTAGTGTGGTAGGCCCACCGATTCTAGCAATCATTAAAAAGATTATTCAAACAGTTATCGGCATGATTCCTGTAATAACATCTATTCTTCAAGTAGTTGGAAGTGTGGTAAGTGGAATCATTTCATTTATAACTATGGTTGTGACGTATGTTGGAACTGCAATTGCAACAATACTAGGATTTATAATGCCTATTGTTCAAATTGTAGCTACAATCGTAGCGAATATTTGGTCTGTAATATTAACGGTTGCTCAAAACATTTGGAGCAAGGTCAGTGAAGTAGTTACTGCGATTATTGGATTCGTAAGCAATTTATTTAAAACAGTTTCGGATATCATAAACAATATTTGGAGCAAGATTCAAGATACAATGAACAGAGTGGGCGATAAAGTAAAAGGTGTTATTGATAATATTAATAAATATTTCAATAATATCAAGTCTACGGTTTCAGATGTATTTAATGGCATTTGGTCTAAAGTTCAAGGTGTAATGGATAAGGTAGGAAATAAAATTTCAAACGTTCTGCAAGGAATACAGAATTCATGGAATGGTTTAAAAGGATTTGTAAGTGGCGTATTCGGTGGAATTGAAGGAGCAGTTAGTTCATTAGTTGGAAGTGTAAAAGGAATGGTAAATGGTGTTATCGGTGGTATTAACGGT